GCCCGTCACCTTCACCGCAATCAGTATCACAAGTTCCATCACCACCAGTACCAGTGCCGGGATCAGTGCCTCCGCCTGTGCCGGGAGTCGTTCCAGTATCAGTGCCAGTGCCTGGAGTAGTACCGCCAGAACCACCACCAGTAGAGCCGCCGCCTGAGCCAGAACCACTACCAGAGGAACCGCTACCGGACCCGGAATTGCCGCCACCAGTACCAGTGCCAGAATCACCGGAGCCAGTACCAGAACCATCACCAGTGCCAGTTCCGGGCGTATTGCCGGGGTTGCCGTTATCGGAACCGGTCCCAGTTCCATCGCCAGAACCCGTGCCTGTACCTGTTCCAGGATCAGGAGTCGGAGTAGGAGTTGTGGGTGTTGTCGGATCAGTAGGGATAACGGGCGGTTTGTAAAGATCACCGGTAAAACTAATATCGCCAAGACAAGTGTATTGGCCGGAAGTAGTCGGAAGGCATGAAGCGTATTCAATAGCAGCCTCGCAACCATCAATAGAAATGGATTTCGATGGAGTATCTGTAGTTTGGTCCCAGCTATAATTGCTAGAAGTTACGCCCTTATTAGCGGAACACTTATCTTGTTCGGGATTAGAACAGCCACCTGTAACATCATTATAAGAAGTACCGGAAGGGCATGAATCACCCTGACGGTTAACAACAGACCCACGATAAGTGATAACAGTGCCCTCGGAGTTGGGGCCGGTATAAACACACGTGGCAGAACCTATGCCATTCATTTCAACGGTAGTAAGGGTCAATCCCGCTACAGAAGGAAGGCAGGCGGCTTGAGCTGATGATGCGTGTTGAGAATTAGGACCCGTCCAAAAATAGCTTTCAGCAGATGCTAAAGACGAAAAGAATAATATGAACAAGAAAGCATAACGCATAAAAAACCCCCGTTTCCGGGGGCTGAAATCTGTAGTTAAAGATATTCAGCGCACCGGATACCTGAAACCAGTGCGCTGGCCATGAAGATCGCAGCCAGCGCCGTCCATATCACCCTGGCTTAAACCTTGCGAATCAGGGCGATGATGACACCGACCACGCAGAGCGCGGCCACACAGGCTACAACAGCAGCACCAACGCTTTCGCCGTCAGCTTGAGCCGAAGCAATGGCGGCAGTTGCAGGCCCGGCCATTTCAGCGAAAGCAGCACTACCGACAACCATGGCACCGAGACCGGAAACACCAACAGCCATCTTACGGAAGGAAGGAACACGGAAGAACTTAGCGTCTTGCTTTTTCATATCAAACACCCCTGCGAACTTTGCGCAATTGAGAAATAATAATACCTACGGTGAACCCGGTCGCGAACAACAACAAAGTTGCCGAAAAGAAGAACGCGAACACCTCAGGATCAAACCCACCATTGATAACAAGCTCTAATTGAGCCTGCTGCTCTGGCGTTACAACATAAGTTTCCGTCCAAACCTGATTGTCACACGTGGTGACACCCTCAGCAGAAGTTGAGAATCCAGCGCAGACAAGTACAGATTGAGACGGCACTTATTTATGCTCCAGCTACTTTAGGCGCAGTCTGCGCAGCAGAAAGAGGCGGAATGTTCTTGCGGCGACCCTGACGAGGATCACAAGTAAATTCGAGGCGACCATCACGAACATCGGGAATTACATCGCACTCATAAGTACCGGCCTGAGGAACCTCATTAAGTGCAGCCGCATAAAAATCGGTCTTTTGAGGGTAAGGAATGTTCGGAAGATGAACATATGCCTGAAACATGCAATAAGGCTTGCCGGACTTTTGGGCTGTGCCAGTGCGAGTGTTTCCAGTAACTTCAACAAGAAGTGTCATAGACATGATAAAGCCCTTTACAGTGTTGGGAGTCGGTTTGAACCCGGCTCACGATATGCCCAACCGGGCGGGATAAGTTTTGGATCGCGACGAAATGTCAAAAGCTCACGCTTCAGAACTTGGCGCTTGACTTGTTCAGTTGCCATAGCCTGTAGAAACACACGCATAAGCGAGTTAACGAGAGCGCTACTGTCAGAGTTGCCAGAGTCAAAATCAGCAATTTGATTCTCCACGGTGAAACGCAAATTCTGGTAGTCGACACGATCCATCAGAAGCCCATCCATTCGGCAACGGAGCAAGTACCAGTTTCTTGACGTTCAACAAACCACTGGCGCTCAGGTTTTACGCCCTGCTCTTTCCGGACTTCAATAACGGCAAGAGTTGTGGCGACCTGATCAGCTAGTACAGGGTTCATGAAGGAGCGAACGTGCTGCTGTTGCTGGAGGCGAAGTTTCTGACCAGCCGTCAACTGAACACCCTGGAAGCTAACGGTCTTCATGCTGCCACCCGATTAAGGTGGTTAACGCGTTTGTACCAAGAAGGAACAGCAAGTGTGGACTTGGTGACCTCTCGACACTGACGAACAAAAACAGGCGCAAAACGGGAAGTGTCGCAAGCATTGCGAATGTTGATACCGATGCGATTAAGGCGTGCAGCGTGCGTCTTGGTCTGACTTTTTGAGAAATCGAAGGTCTGGCCGTGCATCCACAGAATGGCGCAGGACGCGGTAGAATTGGCAGCTTGACGGCTAGAAACAATCCCATCCTGCAACAACTGTTCTGCAATGGTCATCATATCCATGGCGGTCACCTTCAATTTTTCATCAATGCCCAAAAACTCGTCGTGGAGTTCGTTCAAACGGCTTTCTTTAAATAGGCCCCAATAACAAAGGGCTTCACGCTGCAATAGTTCGCTTTTAAGTTCTTGTTCCATCCGCACAACACCTTGTTCGGCGCAATAGTCACGGACTTGTTTCACATACTTGAATTCTTCGGACTCATCACCAAAAAGACGTTTAATCTTTGGAATACAGTTTTGGTCCATTTCAAAAGCTTTGTCGTAAGCCTTTCTGTATTGAAGACGCCCGCCTTTGCCGTTGCCTTTGGGGGTCCAAGTTACAGTTCGACCATTTGGATACAGAAAACCAATACTGTGCCCAACACGCTGACTTGAAACACCGCGAAGATATGAAACGACATTGCCCGCACCAACAGAAACGTTGGTGGTTAAGTCGATACGTTCAATCTTGGCACCGTCAGAAATACGGTCTCCGGATTTAGATCCAGAGGTGCCGGTCCTGATATCCAGACGGGTGCAACGAGTGAAACCGGGCAACCCATACTCGCGAAGCAACGCGTTATAGACTGAAATGCACTGCTCAATAGTCGTGTAGCCAAAAAGGTTATCCAAACGCCCTACCCGGCTAGGATTACCTTCAACGCGAATTTTTCGACCTTGAACAGAAATGGTTACTGAGGTCGAAAAGCTGGCTTCGTGCTTGAAACGGGGCTGACGAGTGCTGAGAACCTCGTTCGTGTTGGCATCGATTGTCAGGGTAAAAACGTCGCAAACGACCGGCAGGTCGTGCAAATGCTCCTGAGAAACTGTCAACCAATCGATAAACATCACGAATCCCTGTCAATACCGGAATAACGGTAGCCGAATGCCGGTATGCTAACCAGTGAGGGTGACGACATGCAAGCATTAAAATACCGGAATAACGGAACTGGACACTTGAACAGTATTTACGATCTCGGCACGATGAAAAGCCAGAGCGAACGAACCATGACTCTCAGCGAGAACCTGAAACGCTTCAGGAAGGCGCGAGGACTGACTCAGCCCCAAGTTTGGGGGGCCGCAGGGATTGCGAAATCTAGCTACACGTCCTACGAGGCTGGTTCGCAAATGCCGTCCGCTGACAAGGTGGTCGAGCTGGCTAAGGTGCTGGGAGTGACAACAGATGAGCTGTTGCTAGGCGAGTCGGAGATGACGGTATCCGAGGACTTGAGACCTATCTTAAAGCGATTCGACCAGCTCCCACCGGAGATCAGGAATCAGGCACGGATAGCCCTGAAAGGTGTGCTGTTCGGTTTTGAGCAGGAAGCAATCAAATAGGCTGGAAAGTATGGAAGTCCATACCAAAGTGGGGGTGTAACAGCACCCCCCACCCGGCCGGCTCAAAATCGCAGGAGGCGTGATGCACTGGATACTGGCAATAACGATGGCAGGATCAAGCACAGCAACCGTCATGAAGGCGTACAGGACGGAGAGCGAGTGCAGGAAAGCACAGGAAGAGTTTTTTAGTAGACCACACGGAAAAATGCAGTACAGCGGCGGATGCTTTGACGAAAACGACGAAAACGGGAGGAAACTCCTGAAGTTGCTCAAGAGCTGATTTAGCCTGGCTGATCGATAGAAGCTCTCCGCCTTCGCTACGAACAGGGGCTAGCCCCTGCGGCCAAGGCCTACCCCGAGGTGCTGCAAGGAAATTGCCTACGGGACCCGACAACCGGCAGTGCTGAGCGGAATTGGTCCGTTGCGGTAAAGCTGGTGATCAATGCGCGAAGTGAGCTTTCAGAGGGCGTGAGAGCGTCACACGCGGTCTAGATAAACAGAGCCACGCATAATGCACATTATGGCTAAATCCTTGCCGGGGCTTCGCGATTATCCCGGCATCGGATTCTGGCCGTTGGCCGCAAGTACCATAACGTTCACCGAATTATGCGTATCTTTGGATTTCACCGTGGGGGTGCTTCTGGTGATCATTGAAGCACGTTGCGACCACCGCGGCTGCTGTCTTGAACAATGGTGAAGTTAGCGGCCTGCGTGCCTGGCTTTTGTGAAACGCCGGATGTCGACGAGGAAGAAGAAACAAGACGAGTTTGTCCAGCGGCGACAGCTCGTTGCTCTGCACCGAGCCGCTCCTCGCCGCCGCCGCTGGACGAAGAGCCAAGACAGGTAACAGAACGTTTTTCGCCACGGAACACCAGTTCGGCTACGCAGGACCCGCGAGGAAAAATGACATAACCAGATGCCTGCATGTCACGGCTTGTTTGAGTAAAACTCCGATCATCCTTGGTCAGATGGAAAACGAAAATAGCCCCGCGTGTTTCGCTCCAGATACTGCCCTTGATGGTGATTTCATAGGCGGCAAATGGATCAGTATTCACACCAGCAGGCGGCACAATTTGCTGAGCAGGTACACGATCAGGAGCCACATCAGGAGCTTTGACAGGATTCGCAGAAACAGGATGCGCAGCCACCGGAGCGGATGCCGGAGGAGTTTTGCCAGATAACGGACTGCTGAACATGCTTGAGCCGTTACGCCAGTAAGCAACGCCGATAATAAGAGCCAAGGCTCCGAGTAAAACAACCACCCGAGACGACGCGAGTGCGTTTTTGCCCGCCATGGTGTCTCTGTGAAGTCCGGTCGCTGTTGAGTCATAAAGTTGGAATACCCGTTTATCAATTTTTCGAAGAGCGACGATGTTAGAGCCGTCTGTAGGTGCCTTGTTTTCCTGAGCGCTGTGCATTGCCTCCTTATAATCCTTAGAGACAAGTTTCTTCATGAATTTGCCGAGCAGCATCAAGTTAGAATGCTGATACGCGGCCTCTGATGTGTTGCGAATGTCGGTATGCAGGTACTTGATATTGGGCATCGTCAAAATGATGTCCCAGTTAAAGTGCCGGTGCATCGTCCACGCTGAAAGCCAATCAGTTGGCTTATCCTCAGACTTGGCTTTGTCAGGGCCTCCGGGATAATCGAACTGCTCAAGAAACTTGTCCGACCATTTGCTAGGAAAGATTACCTGCGCCTCATCGAATATCAAAAAGGCATTTCGAGGTGCCCATTGAAACCAAGTCCTAATTTGTGCAAGTCCTTCGGCTGACTCATGACTAATAAACATGACATCAAATGAATCAGGCAAATCATCAAACAGATTTTCGAAGCGTTCACGGCTCATGCCTCTAACGTTGGTAATTATAAGCCTACCCTCCTTTGCCGCTGGGACGGCATCATCCCAAACTGCACCGGAAGTTTTATAGGAGCCATTTGGGCCGTGATGAATTTTGATAGCCATTAAGAATTAGCTCCCGGAATAAACTTCATAGCCCAGCGAGCAGGTATGGCAGAGAAGATTAGTGTTAGCCCTTGAGGGATACTAAAGAAAGCGAGCATCGATTGCATGTCGCCGGGAATACCACCCCATGCAGACTGAACAAGCGCGACCACCCCGCTCTCCTGTGCAATCTCCTTAACAACAGTCAAGGCAATATCAAGCATGAATATTTTGAACTGCAAATAAGAGTAAATCAGCGCCTTGGTTACAATAACCATGGCATCTTTGAAGAACTGATAAATACCGCTAGCCATGAAATCCCAGATGTACTGGAAAAAGGTATTGGCACTGTCAAGCCACGTAGCCAGCCAAGAAAGATCCATAATCACCTACCCAAAGACAATAAATAATGCAACAACAGCACAAGCCGCATAGACGGCTGAGCCAATCCACGACAAGTAATTTGAATACTTATCCATGCAAAAACTAATGCTGTGACCTAAAACAGGAACAGGCGGCGGGCAGTAGAGACTTCCGCCGCCGCCCAAAGACAAGTCACCAATAGGGCTGAAGACGCCTTTTAAATCCTCTATGCCCTGCTTAATTTGATCTTTAGAGTCAGAGATTTTCTGATCCCATTCCTCACCCTGACCATCAAAAGAGCCTTGTTCGGGAGCGCTAAGCGAAGTAGTGGAAGGCCCGTCACCTTCACCGCAATCAGTATCACAAGTTCCATCACCACCAGTACCAGTGCCGGGATCAGTGCCTCCGCCTGTGCCGGGAGTCGTTCCAGTATCAGTGCCAGTGCCTGGAGTAGTACCGCC